AAGGCCCCTACCGCCGGGGCGGCGTCCTGGTCCGGGCGTTCAGCACCGTGGACGTTGCCGTGCGGCATGAGGAAGCGTTCGTGGTGGCGACGGAGCCGTAATCATGGACCTGGAGCGCCGGTTCACTTCGAGCGCAACGGTAGAGGGTCGCCAGCTTGTCGGGCTGGCGGCTCCCTACGGCAGCGAGGCCAAGATTGCAGACTTCCGGGAAACCATCGCGCCGGGGGCGTTCACCCGCACCCTGAGCGAAGGCCGGGACATTCTGGCGCTGGCCGACCACGACCCGGCCCGCGTTCTGGGGCGCACGAAATCGGGCACGCTGGAGCTGGAGGAAACCGTGCACGGGCTCCAGTTCCGGCTCCAGCTGCCCGACACCAGCGCCGGCCGTGACCTGCGCGCGCTGGCCGAACGCGGCGACCTGGGCGGCGTGAGCTTCGGATTCACTGCCACCCGCGATACCTGGGAAGGCGAGCTGCGCACCCTGCATGAAGTCGAGCTCCACGAGGTTTCGATTGTGCAGGCGCACGCGGCCTACCCCACCACCACGGTTTCCCTGCGCAGCCGGCAGGCAAGCGCCCTGCGCCTGGACCCGCGGTTCCGCTGGCTGGAGCTGCACCCGTGAGGCGCTGGCTTCCCTGGCGCCGGGAAAAGCGCGCAGAGGATCCGTCATGGGCCGCCCTGATTGACCGGGGCGCCGTGAGCGCGTCCGGCGTGTACGTCGATGCGAAGTCTGCCGAGAGCGTCAGCACGGTACACGCGGCCGTGAGCCTGATTGCCGGCACCGTCGCCAGCTTGCCGCTTCACCTGTACCAGCGGGGCGACAACGGCGACCGCAGCCGCGCCACGCTGCATCCGCTGTACAGGATCTTGCACGACACCCCCAACCCTGGGCAGACCGCCCTGGAGTTCCGGGAACAGCTCACGGCGCATTGCCTGCTGTGGGGGAACGCGTACGCCGAGGTGCACCGGGACGCTGCCGGCAACGTGTCGGCCCTGGTGCCGATTCACCCGCGCGACGTGACCATCGTGAAGCTGCCATCGGGACGGCTCCGGTATGACGTGAGCGACGGCGGCGAGCTGCGCCGGCTGCTACAGGATGAAGTCCTGCACCTGCGCGACCGCAGTGATGACGGCATCATCGGGAAGTCCCGCATCACCACCGCCCGCGAAATGCTGGGCGGCATCCTGGCATCGCAGGAGCATGGGAACCGGACATTTGCCAACGGCGCCCGGCCTGGTGGCGTCCTGAAAACCCCGCACGTCCTGGACAAGGGCAGCGCCGAACGCATCGGCCAGTCCTGGCGGGACCAGTTCGGGGGCGTGGCCAACAGCGGCAAGGTGGCTGTGCTGGAAAACGGGCTGGAGTTCCAAGCCCTGAGCATGTCCAACGAGGACAGCCAGTGGCTCCAGTCCCGGCAGTTCTCCGTCGAGGAAGTGGCCCGGCTGTTCAACGTCCCGCCCGTCCTGCTGGGTGACCTGCGCCACGCCAACTTCAGCAACAGCGTCGAGATGATGCGGCACTTCGTCACCGTCACCCTGCGCCCCTGGCTGACCCGCTGGGAACAGGCCATGGAACGCTCGCTGATGGGGCCGATTGCACGCGGGCGCTACTTCGTGGAGTTCAGCGCGGAAGGGCTGCTGCGAGGTGACAGCAAGCACCGGGCGGAGTTCTACAAGTCCGGCATTGAATCGGGTTGGCTGCTGAAGTCCGAAGCCCGGCGCCTGGAGAACCTGCCGACCATCGAAGGTATCGACGATGACCGACCGGACAGCGACTGAGCGCCAGCAGCGCCGGTTCCTGCATACCGGCTCCAAGCAGTGGCGCGCCATCCGCCAGCAGGTGCTGGACCGGGAACCGCTGTGCCGGGACTGTGCAGCGCGCGGCCTGGTGACCGTGGCAACCGAGGTCGATCACATCGCCGGCGACACCGCGGACAACCGGCTGGAGGCGCTGATGCCGCTGTGCAAGCCCTGCCACTCGCACAAGACCGCCTGTGAGCTTGCAGGCGTTCCCCTGAAGGGCTGCGACGTGCACGGCTACCCCCTGGACCCGAGGCACCCGTGGAGCGTCCTGTGGAACGTGGGAGGCCGCCGAGATTGACCTGCGCAGCTTCGCCGGCCGGAAATCGCTGGAGCCCTTCGACTCCTGGCACGCGCCCCCAGCTTCCTTTCATGACTATGGCCGAGACAAATGAGACAGACCCGCTCCGATAGCGCCGAGGTGGCCGTGCAGGCTGCGCAGAATGCCGCTGCTGGCCCCTTGAAGCCGCCGCGGCACATCAAGCTCCCTGCGAAGGCCCGGCCCTTCTGGGCTGCCCTGGTGAAGAACCGGCCGCGCCACAAGTGGAACGACGCTGACCTGGCGAACGCCGCCACCCTGGCGCGCGCGCAGTTCGACCTGGAGCGCCTGCAACGCGAGATCGAAGCTGAGGGCGACGTGATCGACGGCAAGCTCAACCCCAAGCACGCCCTGGTGGACAGGCTGAGCCGCCGCGTCATCTCCCTGAGCCGGCTGTTGCACGTGCACCCGGAAGCCACGCAGGGCCGCGCCCGTGAGCAAGGCAACGCCCTGGCAGCCGAGCGCGAAGCGGAACAGGCGAAGGCGAAGGCCGCCGGCGGCAACGTGCACCACCTGATCCGCAGGGCCTGACGTGAGCCGGGCGGCCGCCATCATCGAATTCATCGAAACCCTGTGCCCGGTGCCGGAAGGCGCGGCCGTGGGAACCCCGATGGTGCTGGCCGAGTTCCAGCGCGAGTTCATCCGCGGCGTGTACGACAACCCCGCGGGCACCCGTAGGGCTTTTCTGACCATCGCCCGGAAGAACGGGAAAACGGGCTTGATCGCTGCCCTACTGCTGGCGCACCTGGTCGGCCCGGAGGCGAAGCGCAATGCGCAGATCGTTTCCGGCGCAATGAGCCGGGACCAAGCCGCCCTGGTGTTCAACCTGGCCGCCAAGATGGTGAAGCTGTCGCCGGTGCTGTCGGACGTGGTGCGCATCGTGCCATCCGGTAAGCGCCTGGTCGGGCTTCCCCTCGATACCGAGTTCCGCGCGCTGGCAGCGGACGGCAGGACCGCGCACGGGCTTTCCCCGGTGCTGGCCATCCTGGATGAGGTCGGGCAGGTGCGCGGCCCGCAGAGCGCGTTTGTGGACGCCATCGTGACGTCGCAGGGCGCGCACGCCGACCCGCTGCTGCTGGTCATTTCCACGCAGGCGGCCAACGATACGGACCTGCTGAGCGTGTGGCTGGATGATGCCGAGGCCAGCGGCGACCCGCGGATCGTCTCCCATGTGTACGCGGCGCCCGATGGGTGCGACCTGCTGGATGAGGCCGCCTGGAGGGCTGCCAACCCGGCGCTGGGCGTGTTCCGCAGCCGGGATGACCTGGCGGAGCAGATGAAGCAGGCGCAGCGGATGCCGAGCGCGGAGAGCATGGCCCGCAACCTGCTGCTGAACCAGCGGGTATCTACCGAGTCCCCGTTCGTGTCGCCGGGCGTGTGGCAATCATGCAGCGCGGATCCTGCGCCCTTCGACGGCCCGGTATTCGCCGGCCTGGACCTGTCCGCCCGAACCGACCTGACCGCCTTTGTGCTGGCCGGCAAGGTGGACGGCGTGTGGCAGGTGCAGCCCTATTTCTGGACCCCGTCGCAGGGCCTGGCAGAGCGCGCCCGGCGCGATCGCGTGGACTACCCCACCTGGCACCGCATGGGCTACCTGCGCACGACGCCGGGGGCATCCGTGGATTACGCGCACGTCGCCGCGGAGGTGGCGGAGCTGGTGGCCGACCTGGACCTGCGCGCCGTCGCCTTCGACCGCTGGCGCATGGACGTATTCCAAGGCGAGCTGGACCGCATGGGCGTAGTGCTGCCGCTGGTCCCGCATGGGCAGGGCTTCAAGGATATGAGCCCGGCCCTGGACACGCTGGAAGTAGAGCTGCTGAACGGTCGCCTTGCCCACGGCGGGCACCCGGTCCTGACCATGTGCGCAGCCAATGCCACGGTGACCCGTGACCCGGCCGGCAACCGCAAGCTGGACAAGATGCGCGCCACGGGCCGCATTGATGGCCTGGTCGCCCTGGCGATGGCCCTGGGGGCTTCCCAGACCGTCGAGACCCCCGCACCCGATCCCTACGCCGAACGAGGGCTGCTGATCCTATGAGCTACACCGCACAGGAATTGAATACCCGGATCCAGCTGCAGCGATTCGAGGATGCCGGCACCGATCCACTGTCCGGCCTGCCGATCCAAGAATGGGTGACCTACGGCGAGGCGTTCGCCAAGGTCGAGCCGCTGGTGGGCCGCGAGTACATCGCCGCCGGCGCCGAACGCGAACAGATCCCGCTCAAAGTCACGATGCGCTACAGGCCGGACGTGCGACCCGCAGATCGCGTGCTGGTCAATGGCGAGACGTTCGACATCGAGAGCGCGCAGAACATCAAGTTCCGCAACCGGGAGCTGCTGCTGTACGTGAACCGCATCGAATAGCGCGCAGGGGAAAGGCGGCTGGGGCCTGCGCGCGGCTCCTCATGACCCCAACGCCGCCAGCGTGCCGAGCTGGCGTTGAGAAATCGGCATAGCCAACCCGCAACGGGAAGGCTTCGCCCCGCGTCTGGGGCATCGCCGCGCCGGAGCGAGTC